AAGAGCGCCGGCGATCTCTTCTCAATCATATACCTCTCATTAATAGCCTCTAAAGACATTTAAACAACCTTAATCAAAGAAACCAATTAAAGTCATCTCTTCAGCAAGCTACATCTTCAACAATAAACATTCTTTACATCAACTTTATTTTTAACTCCTAACAGCCGCCCATAATACGATATTTATAGCTTTAAATAACATCTTCCCATAATTTCCCCCGATGCTCCTAATATAGTTAGTATAAACAGTATATATATTTCAAGTAGCAAGCTATATTAATACCTAAAAGTCATGACAATAAATATTAGATATCTAAATACTTTTTTTGTGTAAAAACCTAAAACACATATATATATACCAGCAGCCATTGCTTTTAATATGCCAAAATTATATACACAACATCATCACAAGGGGCGTTCTCTGGTAGGTAATATTATATTGACAGTGGAAATATTCCGTTATTTAAACTCATGCAGCATAGTATTAACCATAGTTTAAATATCAATATGGAGTAGAGGTCGCTACGCTCCCCGTAATGAAACTACCTCGCTCACTACGTTCGCATCGTCAGTTTCATTCTTATTCAACAAGAATATTTTTTACTGCTAGAAAATTTTTTTGACAAATAACGTTAACTTTATTTTTCTGTGAGTAATATATGTACGAGAAGTAAAAACACTTCCGAATGATATATTCGTTCGCGATGCTCACTTCATAATCATTCTACAGTGATCGTCACACTCAAGCGTCAAGAATGCCGATGGACATAATTCATAAAATTAACAAAATTTATACTGTTGGCGACTTGTATATGACGATATTATTTGATATAATGTATTTAGAATAGTAAAAGCATCTTGAACATTAAAAACCAACTGAGTCGAAAATATCTCTTTAGTATACTTATAAGGTCTAAACACGAAAATTCACTAAAAGCCCAGTTAAAATCAAGCTTTTCTCACGTTGGGCACCTTATGCAAATGCATAATAAAAAAATCATAACTTTATGCATTTGCATAAGAAAATTTAGAACAGTAAAAACTAATTGACAAAGAGCATTAACACGCTAAATTAATTTAAAAGAAAAGTGGTGGACACTCTATAATAATCTTAAAAAGAGCCAGGCACCAAAAATTAACCCAAAAAATATCAAAAACATTAGATTTTATATGTTGTTTTGAAGAAAAACAATAATACCCCCCATGGGTAGTTTTAACAATTATTAAATAACCCATAGGGTATATCTTAAACCAACGATTTTTAATAAGAAAAGGACAACAGTTATGGCACTAAATAAAGGTTTTGAACTATTTGACGAACTTGCAAAAAATGAACAAGTACCTGGTTTAGACGATCAAAAAATAGACGATGATGATGGTTTTAATAAGGACGGTGTTAAATTCGATTATGACAATAATCTTATTTTAGAAAAAATGCCACAGTCTGACGGTCGTATAAAATATTATTATAAAGGTAAATCAATGGGCGGCATTGAGCTTTTTAATAAGAATGGTAAATTTGCTAATCTTAATAATTTAAATATAAGAACTACTATATTTGGACTTATTAAAGAAGATTTAATCCAACGTTTTGTAGAAATTTGTAGAGAAGACTCTAAAAAACAAGGTAAAAATCAAACTAACTTTGCGACATTTGAATGTGCTCTTAGAGTATTAGCTCTTCATGTAAATGAAGAAAATCATATTATCGGTATAAGGAACGGTCGCAATATTAAGCTTAATACAAAACAATTAAAACGTCTTCTTGGAACTGGAAACTATGCTTTATCTGAAACACAAGCTACGTTATTCATAAGAGCTGCAAAAAAGGCTGATATTATCCGTCAAAAAGGCCGCGGCGATAACGCTTATTTTATTATAAATCCTATCTATAATAATGGAGCATATTATGGAAAAATTTGTCGAAAAACATTGGTGGAGTTTAATAGCGTATTAAAACCATTATTTGCTGAGCGACAATATATCGAATGTGTTAGATACCTTATTAAAGAAGGTGAGTTACCAGAAGACTGTCTTATGGAGAATAACGATAATGAATAATAAAGAACTTATAAAAGAAACGCTTTTTAAAATATTAACTGATTTTAGTGTCGTAGGACGCCTAAGATCACCAATCGATTTACATCAATCATTTACTAGTAGGATAAAAGAATGCTTACCTAAAGAGTTTAATATTATACACACGGCCATTATTGAGTCACCATATGAATGCGATGAAAATCATGCTGCATATCTTAAGCTAATAGATCCAGAAGGAAAAATATATAAAGCTGGCGTTTATTATAATCGTTTAGGTTTTGAAATTAATATAGATGAGGTACATTAATCCAATGGACAATAAAGAATTAACATACATTAATAATTGTCGAAGAAAAATAACTGACGTGCTACTTAATGCTGAGTCAACATACAAAGAAAATGACACTAGAACAAAGTCAGAGATTGAAGCCGATTTTAAAAGCGAACTGCAAAATAACTTAAAACCTCTTAACGTAATCGATACGTTTACCGTAGTAGGTGAGCATGATGTTATTGGAGCATGGTTTGCGATTATAGAAGACGGTAAATATCAATATCAAGCTTCAAAAACGTATGGTGAAAATAGTTTGATCGCCGTGTCGACAGCTACTTTTAAATAAAATAATTTAGTAACTTTATATATAAATAGTAAGGACTAACACTATGGAAGAAAGAACAATCACACTTAACAGCGACGAATTAAAACATACATCGTCTACATATAACTTAATAGGTCGAAGATTTCTTAATCAATATAATGTAGATCGCTTTTATTATCACTTGATGGGCAAAACTCAAGTTAAAGAATTTAGTGAAAGACTTCTTAGTAAGGTTTCTCCAAAACTAAAGGTTTATTGTGCAAGAATTGAAGAAACGGAAGATAAATGCGAGAATATTCAAAAATATCAAGACGACAGTATTCGGACATGTCGAGTTGTTATCATAAACACAGAGATTTGCAAACAAATTTATTATGTAATAGATTTTACTCTTTATTCTGGTAGAATTACCTATGGTATGACTACTGGAATTTTTCCAGGGGGAGTAACGCTTGAAGGTCCAGAAGGTAATACTGACGATAAATCAGAAGAAACAACGGCTTAAACAGTAAAATCAATGATTATACATTTATAGATATTCATATGAGTAAAATTTTTGAACTTACCGACAAAGATTTTGAAGGGCTTTTTATGGCTTGTAAGTTTAATGGATATACGCCAATACGAGCTATCGACAAATTGCTAACAATTAAAAAAATCGAGCATAAAAACCTTGATGTTAAGGTTTATCATCCTAGAGGATTGAATGGACGACAAGAGACGCAATATCAGTTTTATTATATAGATAAAGACAATAAAGAAGTTAATGTCTTAGCCGATAAGAGAGGATTCCGGGTAACGACAAACTTCTATAACATAGATTAAGATGAAACTTCATTAAAATTTCATCTAAGATATCGCTTAACGCCATAATACCGTGAGTAATATATCACTGAACGGCGAACAAGCGAAGACAATTTAATAACCTGGATCGGGCGCCGAGGGCTTTATATACTCCGGCGCTCTTTTTATTTGCGCGGATGGCCGCCATTCATCTATTATTAACAGTTTTACTTATAACATTACATAACACAAAGGACTTATATAACAACATGAAACTATCTTATCTTGTACCGACAACAGAATACCTTACTAAAGAAGAAGAAAAAGCTCTCTTTAAGGAGTACCACGAAACACCATCTCTAAGACGTAAGAAACAAATTAAAGAAGATTTAATACTAAATCAATGTGGACAAATTATTAGTATTGCATCCATATATAAGAACGTCGACGACATCGAGGACCTATTTCAAGAAGGCATGATCGCCGTCCTCGAATCGTTTGAGAATTATGATTATACTCACGAGGCTTCTTTTACGACCTACATGCGTCGAGGTATCTTCCGTCAAATATGCGATTACCTTAGACGAAATAAAACAATAGGTTTGCCTCAAGCAGCTATCGAGAAGCTTAAAAAGATTAATAAGGCTAAAGAACTTCTCGAACGACTTAATAAACCGATCACGACTGAAGCAATATCCGATATCACGAACATCAAAGAACATAACGTGATCGAAATACTTAATACGCTCTCAGTCGAAGAATTAGATCGATACTGTAACGATGGAGAAGGTGAGGTATCGATTCTAGAACACGTCGAAGATAAACAAGCCTCAAAAGCATTCGACGACGTACTCGATGACATGACTGAACCTACGATCGATATGTCGTGCTTAAGCGACCGAGAACGAGAAGTTATTATACTGCTTTACTATAAGAACCTATCTATACATCAAATAGCTAGACGATTACACCTTAAACTAAACTTAGTATCCGATGCTAAGTCTAGAGCTCTCAAGAAATTAAGAAAGGCACTATCCCATGACAATCAACATTAGAAGACAACAACCGAACGAAGAACCTAATATCCTTATCGACCACGAAAATAATCGTGTCGTCATCGTATCGACATTTTACTTAAAAGTGATCGTGTACACCGTGATCACCTTATTCTCCTTAATAGCTTACCTAATCATCTCTCTTATCATACATATATAAAATAATAAAGGACTTATTATTATGAAATATACTAAACAACAAAAAGCATTAATCAAAGAACTACTAAATAGCTCTAATAATTATATAGAACAACCTCTCTTCAACGAAGAACATCCATATTATAATACCAATCTAGCCCGTAAATACTTATATCGATACCGTGATGCTAAGACAAACCTTAAACAATCGAATGCTTTAACTAAACTCTATCAACAAGATATATCACGTATCGACGATAGCGAGTTACAATCACTACTTACTAAATACAAGCAAGAAGAATTAGCCTCACAGAAAGAATATATCGCCATACAACAAGAAGTCATCAATACTATTAATAAGGTACCAGATGCCCGCTATAAGTTACTGCTTACAAACTACTACTTAAACGACATACCTCTTGTACAAATTGCTAGTAACTGGGAACAGTCATACACACAAAATAGAGGATGTACCTTCCGAGCTATTAAATACATACATGTCGAAGCATTAAAACAAGTATGCGAAGTACTTCATGGAGACCATAATGGATAACGAACTATTACTAATCATATTGTTCGTACTGTTAACGATGTACTTACCTATGATGATCATGTCGTTACATTAACGAACCAATAATATAAGAACCATAAAGGCGGCCGAACTCAAATCGACCGCCTCTTTTTATTTAATAGCTTCTTATATATCTCTTAATAACAATACTATTAATAATAACAAACAACATCTTCCCCATATTTCCCCTTAAGACCATAATATAGTAATAGAAGGGTACAGCATTTAAAATTTACCTCCTATTATTTACCCTTATCAAGATGTCATAATTTTAGTCCTTTTCTAACATCTTTGATTAATTTTTACTACTGTAGAAAAAAGATACCCTCTAACGAGGGTTCTTTTTTTTGCCTTAACAACCAAACATATATTCGTAGTTATAATTAACTACCTATTAATACCTAATACATTAAACAACGAAAGAGGTGAGATCCATTGCTATAACGCAAGACTCCCGTGGAAGAATCGTTGTAGATGGGTACACACTCACTCCTAAACAAGCCAGGTTTTGTGAAGAATATGTTTCTAACGGGAATGTTATTAATGAAGCCGTTATTAAAGCTGGTTATTCAAAATCAAGTCCATCGGTCGTTAATAACATGGGCCTAGAAAACCTTAATAAACCTGCGTGCAAGGCCTATATAGCCGAATTACAACAACGATTTAGACAAACTACTGATCAACGAGTAGCAACCATAGAAGAACGACGTAACTTACTTACTCAATGGATATATAGCGACGACGTAAGATATAACGACAAACTTAAAGCTCTCGATATCTTAAATAAGATGGATGCTGCATATGAACAACGTATCAAAATGGATACGACAATTAATAATCCGGTCCAATCCTTAACGACAGAAGAGCTACGAAAGCTAATTGATAATAAGCCAGATTAACTTTCCCTATGTATTTTTGAATTTATACGAACACATACGAACACTAGAAGGAGGTGATACGAATTTCCACTACAAGCCAATTGAGAATGACGCCCGAGCTTAAACGACATATCCAATACCAGGCGAAGCTAGAGCTCGCCCGAAGAGATTTCTTCGACTATTGCGAATTAATGGCTCCAGACTTTTATAAACGATCGCGCCAATATCTCATTTATTTAACTTCCGTACTTCAGAATTTCGTAACACACTCCAATAAGAAAGTATTAGTAGTATCTATGCCACCACGATCTGGTAAATCTAGAACAGCTACTAAATTCGTAGAATGGTATCTCGGTAAAGACCCTACACAGAAGATAATGACAGGGTCCTATAACGAAACACTATCGACTCAATTCGCTAAGTCCGTCAGAAATGCAATACAAACCAATAAAGCTGATCCATACGTTCCAGTTTATTCCGATGTATTCCCCGACGTAAAGATTAAACAAGGTGATGCGGCTATGAATATGTGGTCCCTCGAAGGACAATATTCGTCTTATCTTGCTACATCTCCTTCGGGTACTGCTACCGGTTTCGGGTGTTCTTTAATGATTATCGACGACGTTATTAAGAATGCCCTAGAGGCAAATAACCAATTAACGAAACAAGCTCACTTTGAATGGTTCACGAATACGATGCTGTCCCGTTTAGAAGAGGGCGGTAAGATCATTATCATTATGACACGCTGGGCGTCTGACGATTTAGCTGGACGTATTATTAATCACTTTAAAGACGATGCCGAAGTCGTATCGCTTAAAGCACTTCAAGATGACGGAACGATGTTATGTGACGAAGTACTATCCCGTGAGTCATACGAAGAGAAGAAACGATTAATATCGCCCGATATATTTTATGCGAACTATCAACAAGAACCGATCGACCTTAAAGGACAGTTATATTCGTCCCTTAAGACATACGACGTTCTCCCTCAATTCGAGAAGATACAATCTTACACAGATACAGCCGATACGGGTACCGATTATCTATGTTCGATTATATACGGCATCCGACAAAAAGAAGCGTATATCCTCGACGTCATATATACGAACGAACCGATGGAGATAACGGAGCCCTTAGTTGCAAAACATTTGTTCGATTATAAAGTTAACGAAGCGTATATCGAATCGAACAACGGCGGCCGAGGATTCTCACGTCAAATATCTCATTATTTAACAGATATACATAATACTAATTACACAACAATCATACCGTTTCATCAATCAAAGAATAAACAATCACGAATACTATCTAATGCAACATGGGTAATGGAACATATATACTTCCCGATAAACTGGCACAATAAATTCCCAGATTTCTATAAAGCTATTACATCTTATCAACGTGAAGGTAAAAACCT